TTATGCTATAAAAAATATATAAGCAAAAAATCCCCATAACTGCGGGGATTTTTATGTATACGGCAAACAAACGGCAAAAAAATCATTTATACATGGTTTCAATGTATTGGTCTGCTTCTTTGCGGATATCATCTGTGTAATGAATATAGGTGGCGGCAACGGTGGCTACATTATCACCTAAAACAGCCGCAACAAGATTAATATCTTTTGATTTTGACAAAAGCATGGTAGCAAAGGTATGCCGCAAAGTATGAACAGAGATACCCTGTTTTAATATACGCAGCTGCCTATTCATGAGTGGATGAGTGCTTGGTGTTGTAGGAATAATTCGCCCGTCAATGGATACAGGGGCGGTCTGTTTCCATTCATTTAACTTGGCGGCCAATTTTGTATTCATGTGTATAGTTCGATTTCCGTTCCGTGATTTTACGGCTTTAAATCCCCGTTTTTGGGGTGATATCCAGTTATATTGCTTATCTATGGTAATTGTTTGTCTTGTTAAATTAATACTGTTCCATGTCAATCCGGCTATTTCTCCGTACCTCATGCCGGTATTTAAGGCGATGAAAGCAATCATGTAAAAAGTGGGGGTGGCGCTTAATGCATCCAGCAGTTGCAATGATTCTTTTTCAGTCAATGCTTTTATTTTCCGGATGGTTTTATCTTTTGTTTGTGTAACGCTATTCGCAGGATTTTCTGTAATAATTTTATACGGGTTAATAGCATAGTTAAAGATGGCACGAATTTGGGCGAAACGATTCTTTCTTGTGCCTTCGCTGAATCGCCCCATATCTTGATAAACATTAATTACATCTCCGGCGGTAATTGTCCTTATTGGCTTATTGCACAGGGCAGGAATACAGAGAAGCATACTAAAATAGTTATTTAGCGTACTATATTCCAAAGAGGATTTCTTATCCCGCAGGTATATATTCCGTGTAAAATTCTCAAATGTAATATCCGCGAGTTCCGGATCGGTTCCGCAGGCGGCATCTTTTTTTGCGGCAGCTAACAATTTGTCTTGGTATTGTTTTGCTTCCCGCAAGGTTTTAAATCCCTGTTTGGTCTTCTGCTTCCATTTGTCGTTTACTTTGTAAGACAGGACAAGGCAGATGCTGCCGTTCTTCTCTCGTGTTGAAAATGAATATTCCATAATAAAATCAGCCTCCTTTTAGAATTAAGGCTGATTGTGCTATAATATATGCGTAATCAGCCTGTGGTAGGGTTGTTACAACTGCCGGAAGGATACCCTTTATCGTTCCGGTTCCCGTCGTCATATTTGCGGTATGGCGGCGGTTTTTACTTATTATGCAGTTGTAAGTCTATTTAAATATTGAGAGCCTTGACTTTTGAAATTACTAAAATCTGTAAATTGCTTATCCGCTGCATCTGTAATAAATTTTTGTGTTTTTTTTGCAAGACTCTCAAAATCTTCATGGACAACAACACCAGTGAAAGGTATGTTTGCCTTTTGGAGATTAATAAAAGACATAACAACTAAATCGGCTTTAGAATTTCCTGACACAGGATATAAATAAATTGGCTTGCAATTCGATTGTTGCAAAACATAATCTACAGTAATTTCCTCTCTATCCGGTATTGGAATAATATTTGCCTTTGGGGAGAACTCTTTAAAGCTGTCCAATATAAAATCTTTAAAATTGTTATAAAATTCAGATTTTTGAGAAAGTCGTTGATATTGCTTCATATCTGAAATTTTAGCGATTAACTGAACAAATTGCATGATTGTTGCATACATATTGTTTATTGAGGAACTGATAAATATATTTCCATTCTCAATGTCGGCACCGTTTTCTCTCAATATTTTGTTAAAAATCGTTTGCTTTGCTCTTGTAGTCAAATCGTATGTGTAAGATAAGCGCATTAAGGTTAAGCCAAAGTCGCATATATCAATTTTTCCGTCCAACTGTGGCTTTATAAAAATATCAATCATATCTCCATCTGGATAATAAGCCGGTAAAAATACTTGGTATGTGTTAGGACGGATCTCATCTAATCTGAAGCTATTATGAAATGCGGCAGCTAATGCAGTATTTAATTGTGTTAACATGTTGCCACCTCCTAACTAAATCGTCAACAATCAAATAAATCCATTTCGAGTAAGTGTGGAAAATCGCGTTCCCAATCTATTATATTACAATATTTCATAAATTTTAAAGTAGCGTCATCCATATTTACATAGCCGTTAGTTTCACTGATTTGGTGTGGATTGTATTTTTGATTTTGTATGTCAAGTAATGTAAGTTCATGAACATGAGGAATCCTTTGATGTTCAACGTTCCTGTTCTTTCCGTGCGCACCGTTAAACCTGACCAATATTATTCCGTAAGGATAGCTATCCGGTCTCCAGACTAAACCGATAGAAAAATCTTCCGTAAATTCACTGCTCTGTCTGATAAATATTGAGAATTTCTGTGGCGTAGTAAATACACTTTTCGCTGAAACCGCTGTAAAATCATTCCGCTTTGAATTGTTTATTTCTTTCATTGCTTTTTTGGGATGAGATATAATTTCTTTTTTGCAGTGAATTAGAGCCGTTAAAAGGTTGTCTGTCATGTTATCAAGTGTTGGAGGTTCTAAATTAAAATAGAGCATATTGGTCTCGTCATCCATAATTATCCTCCTTAAAAATAATATCGTTACGCCATAATAGGATGATTGAATAAACCTTTCAATAAAATAGGGGGATTTTCGAGGGAAAAATAAACTTGAATAAAAATTGACACAAACGATTTCGAACGATTTCAGACGATTTTCTGATGTAAATATAAACGGATTTTTCGTTTATATATTATTGAGGAATTAGCGGTGGATAATTCAATTTAACTCATCTTAACTCAATTTAATTCAATTTAATTCAATTTAACTCGTCTTCGTCAATTACTGTTTTTTGTTCTGGAATCATTATAGGAATAATGAAGTGTTTTATAAAGGCATTTGAAGATTATTCTAATGGATTTTTACCATTTTCCTTTTCTGAATCTTCTATTAGTTGTTTTTGAACTATTTTAGCAAGTTCGCGGCGTTCTTCTTTTGTCGGTGGCGGAGCATTGGGATCTAAAGGATTACACATGAAGCCTGTCATATTTTTCATGATATAGTCCAGATCATCAAGTCTGGGGTCATGTTTTGGCATTGGGATACCTTCTTTCTGTGATTCTAATTAACGAGACATGATTAAATCCCTTGGTTGAATAAATAATTATATACTTCTTCAGGCCATGAGTTTGGGAGAATAGGAATTTCAGTATATACCATGGTAGTATTTTGAGAGTATAAATATTGCCGATCTTCTTCTAATTTTGTATTTGCAATTGCAAGAGCTTCTTCATGTGAAAATCCAGATTTAACTGAAGTTACAAATGTTTCCCCAGCAGCAATTTTTATTTTTTGGTCAATTTTATCCTTATTTAATACTTTTGGGAGTCCCATGTCTCCAGAATCTTCTATATGCCCATTGGGATAAAATGAGAATATTTGCATTACGGCAAAATGCTGTTTATTCTTCTTAAATCTTACTTTCAATAAATTGGAGCTATCATCGGGATATCTCATGTCAATCCAAACGGTTACTTCATCATTAAGCCGTATAATCTCATCATTTTTAATATATATTTGCCTATCATTTGTATTTTTTATGAAAGTCCATTCATCTGCATTACTGGGGTGTGAACAAATAATCAATAAAATCAAAAGGATAATCCGTACCGCTTTTTTAAATATGGGATGTCTCATGTCATTAATCCTTTGCAATTCACCACGTGTGCCGTGATTCAATAACTTTACCTATGATTTGTACCGGCAGTTGTTCTATTTCTTTATTGGTATAGAAATGTGGCTGATATACTTCTACATTCAGACCGACAAGCATAATTCCCGTATCGGTCTTTTTTATTTGTTTTACGGTAGCTTCATCACCATTTACAAGTACAATTGCCGTATCGCCATTATCTACATCATTCTGCTTACGGACAATGACAATATCACCTTCCAGTAGTTTTGGCTCCATAGAGGAGCCTTTGATTCGCAAGGCGAAGTATTCTCCACCGGCAGCCATCTTAGTGGGAAGTTCTTCCCATCCTTCAATATCGGTAATAGCTTCTACTGGGATACCAGCAACAACTTTCCCCAGTATGGGAATGCGTACGCCTTTTGTTAGTGAAGATGCGGACTCCGCTAAATAATTAAGATCATCAGACAAGATATTTAGGCCATGGCAAATTTTATTAATGTTATCCATAGAGGCTCCGCCTACATTTTTTAAAATTGAAAGTAGGGTGCTATATGGCATATCAATCTTATCAGAAAACCATTTTAATGTGCCTTGTTCTTCAATTTTTGCTCTTAAGTATTGCTCTCGCGTCATAATTATTCCTCCTACTTGAAAGTAGGATATCATATAAAAAACGAAATTTCAACAAATTTTATGAAATTAGTGTTGACAAAAACGAAATAATAGCATATCATAAAATTCAGAAAACGAAATATCGTTACAAGAAAGGGGGTGATCTAATGTATAAAAATTTAAATGTAGAGCTCGCACGGCTGGGATGGAATATAATCAGGTTGTCAGAGGAAACGGGGATCAAATATCAAACGTTGGTTACCAAAATGAAAGGAAATTCAGAATTTAAATTTGATGAATGTTTAGCGATAAAAAAAGCTATGGGTTGTAAGATCCCCTTAGAAGTCCTTTTTTTACACCAATAAAAACGATATTTCGTTAAATGGTGTAAAATAAAAGCCCCCGAAGGGGCTCATGTGTCAGCATGTTTTTCTTTTCAGCGCTGTGTTCCGCGTTTTCCTGTATATGGATTTACATTTCCTTTATGGCTGTAATTATTGTTTGGATTACCATCCGGATTGCTTCTGTAATGAGGCTGTACATAAGTACCATCTGAGCGATAATGCCCGCGAACATAGGCAGCGTTAGCTGTACTTGCAGATAAAACAAATGCAGAAATAGCAAAGATGCATAAGATGAGTTTTTTCATAAAGGCCTTCTTTCTTGTACTACCGCTGACACATTAACCAAATTGTAACACAACCTACCACAGAGAAATAGAAAGGAGAGGTGAAAACATGGAAGAGGTAAATATTAATGGTTATGTCTTAAATAAGAATTCGCATGAAAACTACAAGCGTGCAATGCTATTCCACGTTTTTGATGTACTGGATGTGGACCTTTTTGAAGAAGTAAAACGATATGAACGATACAGGGGAAGATATTCAAAAGAAAAACAGCACGACGGAAACGCGCTGTCTTCTTGGTTCCTTATTCCTGGGGTAGTGATAAAAGATTGTCTAAAATTGTGTCATTTGCTTCAGAGGCAACGTATTTTTCGCCGTTTTTACTGATTCGAGGTTCAAGGAACGGCATATTCCCGCGATTAACTCTTATGCTGTGCGGATGAGTTAATAAATAGTCATGAATTTCTTCTTTAGGGAAATATCCTAATATTCCATCACCGCTAAGGAATATTTCTGAAATTTCCCAAAGGTCAAAATTTAACAGACCGACACCGGGACGTTTCTTGATTTTTAAAGCGAATATCATAGTGTTCACCTCCTTTCTGCCAACATTATAACAGAGTGAGCAGAAAGTGATTCACAACAACCTACCACGGAATTTAAAAAACATAGAAAGGAGCGAAAAATGGAACGACGAACGTACACCGTCGCGGAAACTGCCGAAATCTTAGGCGTATCAACGGATGTCGTCTACCGCATGAAAAATGACGGCATCCTTCCGGCGGTGAAAAATCTGTCTGCCATCCGTTTTCTGAAACGGGATGTGCTGGCGATGGTCGGTGAGAAGCCTGACGATTTCCGCCCGTCTGCAGTCCGAAGACTGCAGAGTGAACTATCTCTTGCGAAGCAGGAGAACGCACGACTGCGAGGCGTTATTCGCCAGATTTGTATAGCTGCTAATACGGCAGCAGTGCAGGAGGGGTTATGAACAAGCCATTAATTTTCACAGCGGCTCTCATGTCAGCAGCATTGATGGCAGGTGCCGCGGTTGACGCAAACAAAATCTATCACCGGTTTTTCCCGGAGACAAAGATCGTCGAGTACCGCCGGGAAGTCAAACCGGGTGATACGTTGTGGACGATCTGCGGTGAGATAGCGACGGACAAAGAGGATTTACGGAAGCTTGTCTATCAAGCGAAGAAAGATAACCGGATAAAAGACGTGAGCAACCTGCAGCCGGGAACACTTGTCATTGTAAGAGTTGAGGAGGCGCGGAATGGATGACAGACAATTTACCGTAACACTGGCTAAAGAAGATTGGAACATAGTGCTGAAGATATTAGAAATATGCAAAGAAACATACCGGTATTTGTGGGGACACGAAATCGAATGCATTATCCGCGAAATAAAGTCAGATTTAGACAGTCAAGGTTTCTAAAAGTAAAGGAGGCGAGGAAATGACTGACGCAGAAAAGTTTAAACATATCAGCGAATATGTACGTCGCAGGTACATGCAAGAGTCGATTGCTTGGACAGATGCGGACAAAAAAGGCGAAGTGATGAGCGCAGCGAAAGCAAGCATACGTGAAGAAATTCTATTTGAAATTATTAACGAACTCAACAAAATTGAAAAAGCCGACTGATGTTTGCAGCGTCAGTCGGCAGGCGGAAAAGAATCGCTAAGACTTTCCGCCTCTATATTATCAGAAAATGGAGGAATAGACAAATGACAGAACTTGAAAAGAATAATAAATATCGTGAATTTTCAAAACTCGTCGAAAAGAGCAAAAGACAGAACGCGCTCATGTACCTAAAGAAAGCAATAGATTATTCCGAATGCGGCGTAACAGACATCGAACTTGTAGAAGAGCCCACTGGTGATTATGTAGACGTCACATTTTATAGAAAAGATAAATGCAGGGCAAATATAACCGGCGACAGCATTCCGGCTATGATTTACGACATTTTCAGGCAGATTGAACGATTGAGATAAGGGGAGGATTACACAAATGGATAAAGATTTACAAAAAGAAGTCAATGAATTATGTGAGATTTTAAAGCCAATGAATTCAAAACTTGAAGAATGGCTATTAAAAAATAAAAAAAGCCTTATTGAGTCTGACGGAAAACTGACAGAGCTCGGGTTGTTAGTCGGAAATGCTTATGCGGTTTATATCCTTATTGATGATCTGCTGAACAACGCTGATTGATTAATTGAGGTAAAAGCATGGAACGTGAAGTATTTGATACCTTGAAAGTGGGAGCAAAAATCAGTGAGCCGAGAGGGCGTGAAACTCCGCCAATCAAGGGGATATTGGCGGATAAGGTCGGAGAAACGGCCTTGATGAGAACGGGGTATACTCCCGGGGGGAAACCAATTCTGCGATGGGCACATTATACGAAATTAAAAAAGGAGATATAGCAATGGATACAAAAGAGCAAAAAACAATAGATACGAAAGCTGAAATAACAGAGATTCAGATTGTTGAACCGCAGATTCTTTCCGCGGATCTTAGCATAACAACCAACTTTGAGGATGTAAAAAACAACCTGCAGGTTATCACAGAAAAGTACAAAGGGCTGGTTGTTACTGATCAAAATCAAAAGGATATGGAAAAAACGCTCCGGGAGGTGGTATCGCTTCGGACGAGTATTCAAAAGTTTGAAATCAACGGGAAACGGAAGCTCCGCAAACCTGTTGATCAGTTTGCAGAGGCCTGCAAAGAACTTTTAAAAATTGTAAACGAAGCAGAACGACCGCTCCGGGAGCAACTGGACGCTTACGAAGCAAGGCGGCAGGAAGGCGTAACAAAAGTTATCTTGCACAAGTATGAAGAAATGGCACTTGATGCAGGAATCCGTGAAGAGTTCCGCTCTTGCGACATTCTGTCTAAATGGATGAATAAGACGGCAAAATTGAAGGATACCTATGAAGATATCGCTCGGTTGGTATCCGAACAGGCGGCCGCACAAAAACAGCAGGATGATCTCAAGGAGCTTCGGAAGTCACGTATGGAAGCGGCAATCCTCACTCTGGAGAAACACAATACTATTCAAAACCTGGCGACGCCCGTAACAGAGGATTTCCTGACAGATGAACTGCTGGATCGCCCGCTGGAAGAAATCAAGCAAATTATCGCAGACGAAGCGCTCCGTCGTCACAACATTGAAGAACAGGCAAGAAGAGTACAATCCGAGCCCGAACCAGCACCGGCTCCGGCTATGCCTGCGCCACCGAGTCCTGCCCCGGCTGTTGTACCACCGACTGTTCCGCTTCCACAAGCACAGCCGGGAGTGAACTGGCCGAAAACAATGACTGTTACTATTATTCTTAATCATTCATCGGATTACCGGGCTGTAGAAGAAGCGTTAAACACGCTCCCGGCACACATTAAATGGAACAGCGAAATTAAGGAGGGATAACCATGGAAATTGAATTTAAAAAAGCCCGCCGCGCTAAAGCAAAACTACGATTAGCGTTGGCAGGACCGTCAGGAGCAGGGAAAACCTATTCGGCGCTTCTGATTGCATCAGGCATTGTTCCGTTGGAAAAGGTGGCGGTTATTGACACAGAATCGGGGTCTGCAGATTTGTATGCAGATATGGGAGGATATTCTACATTAACAATCAACCCGCCGTATAGCCCTAAGAAATACATCGACGCTATTTATGCGGCGGAAGCGGCAGGATTTGAGCTTGTTATAATTGATAGTTTATCTCACGCATGGAGTGGAGAGGGCGGCCTGCTTGACCAGCAAGGAAAGGCGGCGGAAAGCAAATACCGTGGGAATAGCTGGGCGGCGTGGCGAGAAATCACACCGCTCCACAATCAATTGGTAGAAACGATGCTGCACACACCTCTCCATGTCATTGTCACCATGCGAAGCAAGACAGAGTATATACAGACCGAGGTAAACGGAAGAAAACAGATACAGAAAGTCGGGATGGCTCCGATCCAGCGTGACGGGATCGAGTATGAGTTCACCACAGTTTTTGATTTATCGCAGAATCACACGGCGACAGTTAGCAAAGACAGAACAAAATTGTTTGACGGGCAGTATTTTACGCCTACGCCGGAATGCGGAAAAGCACTCCTGCAGTGGCTCAATGCAGGAAACGTTCTGCAGGTGTCTTCTGCCCCTCAAAAAGCAACACCCGTAAAAGCCGAAACTCCATCCGTGAATGGGAAACAGAAAACACACAGAGAACGGCTGGAACGTATCTGGAAACAGCTTGGCTGGGATAAAACGCAGCCGCTTGATGCATATATGACAAGCCGCATGCAGACGATGTACGGCGCGGACGCCACAGTGGACAAAGCGCAGGAAACAGACTGGGTCTCGGCAGATAGGGAAATTACAAACTATCTGATTGAACAGAAGCAAAATAAAATTGCGGAAATTCTTCCGGGAGAACCTCTTTTAGAAAAAGATGAAATCCCGTTTTAAGAAAGGAGAAAAATTATGATTACAGCAACACTTTACGGCAGACTTGCCCGGGATCCGGAACAAATACAGCCATCCAACGGAGGAGAATTGTATGTACGGTTCTCCATGGCGGTAGAAACGGGACGCAAAGATCAGGACGGGAACCGTATTGCCCAATTTATCAATATCTCTGTTTTCGGAAAACAGGGCGATGTTATTTGCCAATATTTTCACAAGGGTAATCGCATTGTGTGCCACGTGAGAAATCTTGAAACCAGAGCGTATGCGGACCAGTCGGGGCAGCCGCGAGCCAACATGCAGGCGGTTTTAGCGGGAATCGAATTTGTGGAAACAAGGGCAGATCAAGAGCAACAGGGGGAGAACAGCGGACCCTTTGCGCGGTACGGTACGCCGCAGACACTGCCGGGCATGCAGGTACAAGGACCTGTTCCTGCCCCCTGGGACGCGTGAGGTACTGAACGATGGAAGACATTAAAACGAATTCATTGCTGAATATGGAATGTGGGATGGCCTATCTGGCTCATCCCTACGCTCCGCTTAACAGGAGAGCTGAAATATTCGTGGAGGCTATTAAAGCGGAGAATGTAGAAGAAGCGGGGGATATTGCGCTTAAAATCATGAAGAAGTATTTAAATTTGACGATAATTTCTCCTCTCCATAACTATTCATTTTTGGAAGGGAATTATGAAAAAGAGACGGAAATACTCAAGTACGATTTTAGGCTTCTCTCCCGGTGCGATATTTTGATTTTGTCTGGAAACTGGCGGAACAGCAAAGGCTGTATGTCCGAATACGGTTATGCAAAAGCAAAAGGAATCAGGATTTACGAATACAGAGATAACCTGCTGTATCCGCTGGAATAAAATTCGTTATAAATCCTTGAAAGGGGTGATAACGTGGGGCGCCAACTTAAACAGGGGTTGGATTATCTCACACTTGATGTTGATTTCTTCGAAAGCGTAAAGGTCCGGAAAATCAGAAAGGACTGTGGCAATCAATCAATACCAATACTGATCGCGTTACTCTGCAATATTTTTCGAGAAGAGGGATATTATGTGGGGTACGATAACGATCTGACATTCCTCATAGCTGAGCAATTCGGCGTGAGCGAGGGTGCAGTAGAGGATACCGTCCAAAAAGCGGTTTTAGTTGAGTTTTTTGATAGCCACATGTTTCATACCTATGGAATCCTCACTTCACACGGTATTCAGCAGCGTTACTTTGATGCAGTAACCCGCTTGAAAAGAAAATCGGTGAAGGTTATAGGGGAATTTCTATGCAAAAATATTTCCCCTGGAATAAATACCGATTTCCTCCGTGATAAATCGAATAACCTCTGGAATAAATCCGACAAGGTAGAGGAAGAGGTAGAGGAAGAGGTAGAGGAAGAGGTAGAGGAAGAGGTAGAGGAAGAGGTAGAGGAAGAGGTAGAGGAAGAGGTAGAGGAAGAGGTAGAGGACAAAGCGTCTTCTCCGAAAACTGAAATCATCAAAGCATTTTCTTCCTCTTCTCCCGGACTGGAGAAATCAATCAAAAAGTGGATGGACATGAGGAAACAGAGGAAAGCTTCTGTATCACCGACGGCTCTCAAAAAGAACCTGACACAACTCAAGAAGTTATCAAACGGGAATATAGAGGACGCTGTTCTCATTGTAGAGCAGTCAATAGAAAATCAATGGCTCGGATTTTGGCCGCTCAAAAAACATAAGCGCAAAAAGTCGGAAGGAAGCTATGGACATATCGCTTCTCTGGAAGAGTGGAAAGGTATCAAAGACGGATGGTGACAATGGAACGAATCGGACGGGATATGGATGATCTCCGGAAAAAAATGGAGACATTTATCAGAAACAATGGCCGCTTAAATGAGCAAAATCCAAAAACGGAAGCGGAAGAGGCGGCAGAAGAAAGAAAAAAATGGACGAATAGGCTGTATAAAGCCGGGATTGGCAGGCGGTACCATGCCTGCACGTTTCAGAACATTGAAAGAAAAGGATTACCGGATTCTAAGCTGCTGAAAAGCCATTATGCCATTGCGAAAGATTACGCTAAGAATTTCAAAAAACATAAGGCAAAAGGGCAAGGGCTTATATTCGCCGGACCGGTAGGACGCATGAAGACAACAATGGCGGTGGCTATAGCGCAGGAGATTATGAAAGATTATAACCGGACGTATTTTATTACGATGCCGGAATTGATGGACAGTCTTCTGCAGAATAATCTTTCACAAGAAGTCAGAACACGCACAAAAGAAACAGATCTACTGATTCTTGATGACATGGGAGCGGAGTATCAAAATGACTGGGTACTGAATGCGGTCGACGCGATTATATCGAAGAGATACAACGAACTCCTGCCGGTAATTATTACGACAAATAAGACGCCGGAAGAAATGAATCAGAGGTACATGGCACGGATTTTTGACAGGCTAAAGCATGCGAATAGATTACTTGTCGAGGCAGGTGAAAGCCTGCGGAAAAATGAGGTTTAAGGGGTGGCGAAACATGGATAAGGCGATAGCTGGAGCGACAAAGGATGAAAAAATTTACAGAAATATAGATACGAAATTTTTCAACATGCATTTTTCCGTTCCTGGAAAAGATGGGAAATTCAAGCAAAAGGGACTGTTCTATTGCGCTTATGAAGACGATTATGAAAACCGGCTTGTACATCTTGCGATAGACAATAGAAATGGAACCCCGCTGATAGTCGAATGTATGGACAAAGAACAGGCGATAGAAAGGCTTATGTTCTGGGGTGGAATCGGAAGAAATGAAGCAGAAGAAAGGAGTAACAGAGATGGGAAGTAATCGATTTATGGTCGTATCGGAAAAAAGGGGAATTATCGCAATGAATCCGTCGTATGTTGAGCAGAAAGGGAAAAGCCTTATCATCTACATGCCGGGGACGTATAAACAGCTTGAGATGGAATACAAAACAGAAGAAAACGCAAGAATTGCTTTTGCTGAAATACAGTGCGTTCTTATCGGAATATTAGTAGCTCTGGCATACGTTTTGATTCGATTAGGCGGTAGAGTATGAAGCTTATAATTCCGGGACGGCTTCCCTGCATGAATGATCTTATAGCTGCTAACCGGTTGAACAAATACGCGGGGGCAGGCGTCAAGAAGAAAACGCAGAGACAAATTATTCTGATTCTGCAGCCGCAAGTGCAAGGACAAAGGTTTACCGAAAAAGTAAATATCCGCATTGAGTATTACGAAAAGGATATGCGCCGGGATGAAGATAATGTGATGAGCGCGGCAAAGTTTATACTTGACGCGCTGCAGGATATGGATATTATCCTGAATGACAGCCGGAAGTATGTACATTTGACGCAAGAGGTGTTTACCGACAGAGAAAATCCAAGGATTGAGATAACGATTAAGGGGGGATGAACTATGCCAAAAGGAAACAAGGAAGCAGAGATACAGTACCGTGTTGCTAATTTCTTTGGTATAAAACAAATAACCATACCTAACGTTAATTTTGCATGGGCAAGCTGTAAAATTCCAAAATATAACAAGAGAGGGGATTTAGAAAGGTTTGATTATCCGTTTGAGGGTATCAGGCACGAAGCGGATTTAATCACAATAAACGGAAACGACTATATGAATGAAATCGAATGTAAATGTAGTTACAGCGATTTTTTAGCAGATTTCCGTAAAAAAGAAAATCACATAACTAAATACACAAGAAGCGTTTATTATGCGTTTGATGGAGAACTATATGCAGTCAAAAAAGATGAAATCCACAAAAAACTTAATGATAAATTCCCGGCGGCAGGAATAATTGTAGTCAATAAACATGTGTGTTCTATTGAAAAGAAGCCGAAATATTTCAAGGTGGATAAAATCCCGATTGAAGTAAAAATCGGGCTAATGAGAATCGGATGTCAGAAGTGGTGGATGAGAAAATAAAACGCAGAGGTGAAATGAAGCATGAAAATTTTGGATGCCTGCTGTGGCGGTAAAATGTTCTGGTATGAAAAAAATCTGGAGTTCGTGGACTTTCAGGACAATCGGGAACTACAGACGGAATTATGCGATGGACGGATATTCAGTGTAGAGCCTGACTTTATCGGAGATGTCACAAAGATGGATATACCGGACGAAAGTTATGACATGGTAGTGTTCGACCCGCCGCACTTGAAAAATGGCGGAGATACGGGGTGGATCATTCTAAAGTACGGAAGGTTGCCGTCCGAATGGCTTCCGTGGATAGAACGAGCTTTCAAGGAATGTTTCCGTGTTCTGAAAAATGACGGAGTACTTATTCTTAAGTGGAATAGTGAACAGATACCGTTTTCCGATGTGGTCAAATTATCGCCGTATAAGCCGATTTTTGGGGATAAAAGAGCGAAAACAAGGTGGACGGTATTTGTGAAAAATGCTGCGTTGAGGAAGGGAGAGAAAGTATGAAAACACTAAAAGAAGAAGTAATTGAATTACTGATGAAAAGAATTGGCGTTGCAGAAAATGAAGAATTTGAAGCTCAATTTGCACATGAAGAATGCCAGGTCAATAAGTTTTGTAACGGAGAATTGCTTACAAAAGTTAATGAAGAATGGCGTGATAATTCAATGTGGGCGGTTTTTGTAAAATATTTCGATGTCTATGAATTTAAAGTAATTCCGTTTAAGCCGAAAATCGGAGATAAATATTGGTGGGTAGAAGTTGACGGTAAAGTATGTAGTGACATATCTGAACGAGGTTGTACGTTTGACTGCATGGCAATGGCAATAGGAAACTGCTTTAGAACAAAAGAATCGGCGGAAGCACACAAAGAAGAGATTTTAAAAATCCTGAAAGGAGAAGATGATGAATAACGGAATGCGACCGGGCATTTTTCATAATCCGGATCCAACGTACGAAAAGACGGCAGTTAAATTGCATTTTGAATCAAAACGGGTGCGCGGTGATATCGAAGCATTCTTCGAAGAAATTCGGCGCTGCAGGAAACATATTGACTCTTTGAATCAATACCGCCAGCAATACGAGATGGATCTGTTTTCACTCAAAGGCTGTAGATACGACAAGGAGCCTGTCGATGGCGGAACGTCTTCTGATTTATCGGATATCGTCATCGCTTTTGAACAGAAAATGGCAAAATCAGAAGAACTGCGAATAAAAGAGCTCAGTCGCTATGGTGACATGATCACAAGAGGGTTCAAGCTGCTTGCTTTACTTTCCGATCCGGAGCAGAAGTCAATTATGATTGACCGGTATTTCATGAATGTTCTTTGGGAGAAAATTGCACTGGAACATCATTATGTGAGAAGTCATTGTTATCGATTGAAAGATGAAGCGATAAAAGAAATTTCGCAAAAAATGAAACATGAGACATTATGAGACATTTAAAAGTGGTATTATGATAGTGTGAAAATGTCGAGAGATACTTTCCTCCTCAATTTGAAAAGCACGTACTCTACCAAAGTGCGTGCTTTTCGTTTGTTTATCTAAAAGGTGGTGATTGCTGTGGGCGCAAGGGGTAAATATGCAAAATGGCTGCAAGCGGATAATCTTCTGCGTCTGCAGGCATGGGCGCGAGATGGATTAAGTAATGAGCAGATTGCGCATAATATCGGCATTAATCAAGATACGTTATATACATGGATCAAGAAGTTTCCCGAATTTTCCGAGGCATTATCGCGCGGGAAAGAAGTTGTTGACATTGAAGTTGAGAACGCATTATTAAAAAGAGCCAAAGGCTATAACTATATAGAAACTACATCGGAACTGATTGCAGATAAAAACGCAAAGAATAAAGCGGTAATGAAAGTTACAAAGCGAGTAACTCGGCATGTACCGCCGGACGTAAAAGCTATTGTATTCTGGCTGACGAATCGGAAATCAGAATGGCGCGACAAGCAAGAAAAGGAATTATCCGGCAATATCGGAATTAATTTGGTGGTAGATGATGACATCAGTGCAGACGATTAATCTTGTCAATGACATCATTCACCCGACGGCAAAACAGCGGGAATTTATGCGTACAGTTAAAGATAATACGTATATTCTTTATGGCGGGGCTGCAGGCGGCGGGAAATCGTACATCTTACGGTGGGAATTGGTTTACCTCTTGATTAGCTGGTACAAGCATTTAAAGCTGAAAGGTATCCGTGTTGGGTTGTTTTGCGAGGATTATCCGGCGCTGCGTGACCGGCAGTTATCGAAAATTAAAATGGAGTTTCCTGACTGGCTCGGCAATTACAAAGAGGCGACGCATGAATTTACATTGAATCCGGCTTTCGGGAGCGGTGTGATATGTTTCCGTAATCTGGATAATCCGTCTAAGTATTTATCATCAGAATTTGCGGCAATCGCGATTGACGAATTGACGCTGAATGAACAGACTGTTTTTGATTTTCTCCGCATGCGGCTTCGTTGGGTTGGCGTCGAGAATCCTAAGCTGATTGCGGGAACGAACCCCGGCGGTAAAGGTCATATGTGGGTTAAGAATCTGTTTATCGATAGAAATATTCCGCCGGAAATGCGGGATTTTTCAAATAAAATTGCGTTTGTACAGGCGCGGATAGATGATAATCCTCATTTACCAGCGGGATACAGTGACGCGCTTGATACGCTGCCGGATAAGCTCCGGAAAGCGTACCGCGAAGGCGATTGGAATATATTTGAAGGACAGGTTTTTGAAGAATTCCGGACAGATATACATGTCGTTGAACCATTTGAAATTCCGAAAAGCTGGCAGCGCGGACGATCTATGGACTGGGGATACAGTAAACCGTATGCAATATACGAATATGCAGTCGATTATGACGGCGTTGTCTATGTAATTAATGAATGGTACGGCTGCAAGCCGGGAACGGTCAACACGGGTACGCAGGAAACGGCACGGGAAGTAGCGCAGAAAATTAAGCATTTGGGCAGTGAATTTGGCATTGCGGACCCGGCGATTTGGCAGAAAACCGGGCATGACGGGCCGTCGATTGCAGAAGTATTTGCTGCGGAAGGCGTGCCGTGGTATCCGGCGGATAATGACAGGTTGGCCGGAAAAATGCAGGTTCACTTACGATTAAAAGAACGAAAGTTCAAGATATTCAAAACGTGTTATCACTTGATACGGACGCTGCCGGCATTGACATACGATAAGCACAAAGTCGAGGACGTGGATACACAACAAGAAGACCATAGTTACGACAGCGTTAGATATTTTTTGATGAGTCGTCCGATTCAGCCGGTAAAAGTAGAAAAAGCATTTAATGATGGCTATAGATATGAAGATGAGGAAGGGGATGAACCGACGGCATGGGGTGTGTAATGAGTGACAGAGCATTAAGAGATTATGCATACAGAGTGCTTAAATCAGAGTACGGTGAACATATGGAGAACGGGATTTTAATTCCGGCAAAGAAAAGCGATGAAGAGCTGGCAGCGTTCGCAGCGCAGATGCCGCAGTGGCAGCTTAGGCAGATGTATGGAATGATGTTTAAAGGAGAACTTGTCGAATGAGTTTTGATTTATCCGAAGCGCGAAATAACGTAAAAAGGGCATTGCAGTTAACAAGCGAATGGCGCAAAAGCGCGAAAGAAGATTATGATTTCATGCGCGGTAAACAGTGGACAGACGCCGATCTGAAAGTAATGAAGCAGAAATCCCGCCCGGCAATTACGATTAATCGAATTAGACCGGTTGTTAATCTTCTTTCTGGCTATGCAGCGCAGAATGAAACAGAACCGGATTTTCTGCCGCGCTCAGAAGAAGATGACCGCGTGGCACGAGTGGCCAAGGGAATAACTAAGTATACATTTGATAAAACAAATTATCAGAGCGTTAAGAAAAAAGCGTTCAAAGACGCGGTGATATGCGGTGTCGGAAATTACTGGGTCAGTTATGAGTTTGACTATGCCAGTATGGATGGACGTATACAGATAAAAAACGTCAGTCCGTTCGATGTATTTGTGGATCCGGAGTGCAAAGAAGATGATTTGTCCGATGCTTTTTATTGCGGGCGGTACAGCTGGGAGAGCCCGGAGAAACTCAAACAGGTCTATTCGGACAAAGCAGATGAAATCACAATGCTTGCGCACAAGTACGACGACAGTGAACTGGAGACGGTTAATACAGAGCCGCTCTGGTATTCGCGGGATTTGAAAAAGCTTCGTGTGGTGCAGTACTGGTATAAAGAATACACACGAAAGAAAGTATTTTCTGCAGATGGAATGATTATAGATGAGTCGCAGCCGGATTTATATTCGGCTTTTTTAATGTCCGGAACGGAACCGGAAGAAATACCGGTTACGCAAATCAGATACGCGACATTTTGTGGAGATGTATTGTTAGAAGAAGGCAAAAGTCCATACAAACACAATCAATTCCCTCTTGTGCGGCAGTATTGCTACTTATCCGGTTACGGCGAGGACTTAGATGACGGATTGGAACCGGCGGGCATTGTGCGGGATCTAAAAGACGCACAGCGCGAACTCAACAAGAACCGCAGTCAGCGTATGCATATCGTCAATCAGCAGTCGCTCGGTGTCCGGTTCTGGACTGGACCGCAGTTTGATGAAAAGGAAAAACGGGAAATTCAGAATCTGTCTACAACGCCGGGCGCTAATATTTTCTTAAAGCCGGGCGTGACATTTACCGATGGGCTTCCATCGGCGCAGTCTGTCAATAATATAGAGCTTGAAAACCGCTCAAGCAGTGATTTCTACACGATTTCGGGCATTACTCCGGAGAGCCTGTCCGGCAGTATTGGGGCGATGAGCGGCAAGGCAATTGATCTTCGTCAGTCGGTTACCACGGTGCAAACGGCGGAAATATTCGACAAAGCAAAAGAGGCCGAGCTGCAGATCGTACAGCTTCTTTGGGGTGATATGAACGCGCCGGGATTGATTCCGCAATTTTACAACAAAAACAAAGTTATGCGGATTCTTGGCGAAGACGGCAAAAAAGAGTTTGTGCAGATACAGCCAGGACTGGGACAAGCAATACAAGAACAGCAAACGGTAGATCAGAACGGTATGCCGGTGACAGATGAAAATGGCGACCCGGTAACTAAGGTGCTGTATGACTTATCTGCTTTTGATTTCGACATTGTGATCACGACATCGCAAGCAAGCGCTACCGCACGGCGGGCGAATTTGTATCAGTTGCTTGAGGCGAAGAAAGCGGGCGTCGATATACCAATGGATATCATTCTTGATTTCATGGATTTCCCGGAAAAGGAAACCGTCAAGAAGCGTATGCAGCAAGCTTCCGAACAGCCGAAAATACCGGATCTCAAAGTCAGTGCAAATATTGAAGATTTACCGGCGGAAGCGCTGTCAACGGCATTACAATCTATCGGCGTAAATATTTCGCCGCAGCAGATTATGCAGGAAAGATTAGCACTTAAAGGGCGGGCAGCAGTTCCGCCGGTGCAACCGCAGCCAATACAGCAACCACAGCTATTAGAGCAGTAATGCCTTGATATATCGTCCTAAACAACGACGTTAAAAGGCTTTTTTCTTTCGTCCGAAAACAGACGGTAAACTACAAAAAATATTCGACCGCCGACGTCGTTAAACCGGCAGAAGGAGATAATCATGGAAAACGAAACAATGCTGAACGCAGAAGATTTAGGGTTTGATGCAGAAGATTTGAAAGAAGCAGGTCTTGATAATCAGGAATCGGCAACTCCGGCGGGTAAAGCACCGGCAAAAGAACCGGAAGACAATCCGGCAGACGGACAGCCGAAAACTGACCCTGATCCTGAATCGGAACCTAAAACGAAAATTGAACCGACAAAAGAAGCAGAAGACAATCCGGCAGGCGGTGATTTGAAGAAAGCACTGGCAGAAGAAAGGGCTCGCAGAAAAGCGGCCGAGGAAGCGGCTAACACTTTGCGTTCGCAGATGAGTATGTCACAAAAACCGGTATTATCTCCGGAAGATTTGAATCAAATTAAGAGTTATGCGCAGCAGGAAGCCGCACGTCGGCTCAAGATTGATGACGCGTCTGATTTGATGTTTACAGATGCACAAAAGTATCAAGAACTGCTTCATGAACAGGCACGGATTGAATATCAGATGACACGCCAGCAGGAAGAGCGGCAGGAAACCTATCAGAAAAATGTAGCGTTTATTGGCGAGCTTAAGGCTATTCCGAATATCGGCGAGCTGTGGCAGAAAGGCACTGAAATGCTGGACGGCATGACGCGAAAAGACGCTGCCCCGATTGATGCGGCATTTTCACGTATTGATCAGGGGATAGGCACGGATGCAGACTTTAAAGTTATTCGTGATTTTGCTGAAAAAGTAAAATCGGCGATGGCCGCACCTGTGCAAAATCCGCTTGAAACGGCTAAAACATTGCCAAAAGCAAGCGCGTTAAACGGCGGTGCTCCGACCGGCGCGAAACTGTCTGAGGAAGAAATCCTCAAATATGTGGAAGAGGGTCGTGAAAGTGAGCTGCCGGCGGAAATCAGAAAGCAGATTGATGACCTCTGCGGTGATTAATTATTTTACAAAGATTAATTATTTTACAAAAAGGAGAATGAAATATGGCACATGAATTTAAAATTCCTGAAAAATTAGTTCCTAAGCTCTGGACGAAAAAGGTATGGAGAGAAGGTTTAAAAGCTTCTTATTTTGATAAGTTTACGTCTACTAACGGGAGTAATGTTGTTCATACGAATAAAGATCTAAAACAGGCTAAAGGCGATGAAGTAAACTTTGGACTGGCAATGAATCTTAAAGGGAACGGTGTTTCTGGTAACAACACGCTTAAAGGCAATGAAGAAGAAATGCAGATGTATGATTTCAGCGTAAAGACTACTTTGGTCAGAAACGCAGTTACGCGCTTTGAGGCGGATGACCAGAAATCTCCGTACGAAAATTTGCCTCTTATCAAGGGGGTATTGGTGCAGTGGCTGTCTGACTGGAAAGACAACAAGCTGATTTCCGCACTGACCGCCAATCCGACAACCGGTGAACGTCTTATTGCGTCTACTGCAGGGACAGAAGTTTCTTTGACGGCTAATGACAAGCTGACCTGTGCGGTAATCGGCCGCGCAAAACGCAAGGCTAAAATGCATGAACCGAAAGTGAAACCGCTCAAGATTGACGGACAGGAGAAATACATCATGCTTGTCGGCACATGGGCAGCGCGTGACTTGAAAGCAGATCCGGTATGGCAGGCGGCACAGCAGAACGCGGCAATCCGCGGCAGCAAAAACCCGATTTTCACCGGAGCGCTCGGCGAATATGACGGCGTCGTTCTGTATGAATATGAACGTGTCATGAATACGAAAACCGGTGCGTCTTCTGCAAACGTTGTGCATAATTTGCTTTTAGGTCAGCAGGCGGCATGCTTTGCTGTGGCTCGTGAAGCCCGATTCATTAAAGATGAAGACGATTACGGCAATGTACAGGGGAATGGTATCGCGTTCTTCGGCGGCATTGAAAAATCTGTCTACAACAGTAAAGACTACGGCGTGATTCAGGTCATGACCGGCGGTTCTGTAGAGTAATAAGGTGAGGGCTGTAAAAAGCCCTCTTTCCTTTCTTTAGGAGTAACCATGACTGTAAGAGATTTAATTGACCGTGCTTATATGCAGGTGGGCGATACGTCGCAGGTGAACTATACGCCATATCAATTTCTGGAATTTTATAACGAAGGCAATCATATTCTGCATCGATTAGTGGCGCGGTATATTCCGGATATAGTAAGCAAGACCGAAAGCGGACACCAACTGCGTCCGGATGTAGCATTGTCAAAAATGGCACTCCGCATTCTTTCGGTGAAAGATGCAAGGGGGAATGATATTGATTACGATTTAACCGCCCATCAGCTGGTAACGGCGAAAGATAAAACCCAACGCGGATTAACTGTAATATATATCCCGTCTGCAGATTACAAAGACATGAGTGATAACAGCGGTTATCCGTCAGAAATGGAAAGTATGCTCGTTAATTACATGGTAGCACGCGTCCTAAAGGCGGATTTATCGTTTGTATCGAACTGGGAAAATGAAGTCTCTGAAATAGCGCGCCAAATGGATGAGGAAAGCAGTTTCATAGCAAGGGGGTACTGGCCGTATGACAGTAGGCGAATTGATTACGATGATTAATCTGGATACGAATGAAATACTGGACAATAGCACGGAATATATCCCCTATATTAATGCGGCTATTGATTATTTGACGATGGCACTTATCCCGATGAAAGACAAAGAAGTAGTAAGGTCTATGGACGTAACTAATAATTATCCGGTACCCGGAGATTTTACGGCGTTTGTGCCGGCGGTGGGATATCCAATACGCATTGTAAATGGGTCTTTTCAAACGTACGGTGGAAAGACTGTTAATGATGTTTTTTACGCTGTGAAAAAGCCGCATGTATCAAATGAAATGGATTCTATCCCGTTCGGTGATATTTTCCATTTCATTTTGGTACAGTTGGTTTCGTTTCTGGTCAAAAAGAAATCTTTAATGCTTGACTATGCGAATGCAGATAAAGCGTTTATCGCTGATCTGACAGCGGCAATCCAAGCAGCAAGAGGACGCTGATATGGGAGAACGTTTCTTTGCTTCGACGAACGGTTTTAGGTTAGGATTGGACTGGAGCAAGCCTGCAGAAAGTATTGATTTGCAGAGTCTGACGCAGGCAATCAATTGCGAGTACAGCAGTACGGACGGCGCATTGCAGACGGTGCCGGGGGTAGAAGTCATTTATACACACGAAAAGGATATCGAAAGCCTGTATTATGACAATTACCGCAAGCAGTTTTACTTTTCCTGCGGACGTGATTTGTATAAAACGGCAGATTGGGTAACAGTTACGCCGCTGGGAACGCTAACGGGGAACAGCACTCCGAAATATCATGCTTTTGATCATGATATTCTGATTGCTTCCGGCGGTAAATTGCAGGCTGTTTCCGGTGCTGGCGTGCTGTCTACTGTAGATGAAAGCCCTACTTGCGAGTTTGTGAGCAGCCACAGCGGCTCTGTCGTTGTGGCATCTATTTATGGACACCGTATCACATGGTCAGCTGTCGGTGACTATAGATCGTGGACGCCGGATAGCAATAATTCCGCTTCTGCGCAGTATGTAGAGGTTGGTTATAAAGACCCCGGCTGTATTGTAGCTATTGATTTCTTATCAAAAGTAATCATTGTATACAAAGAATACGGTAGAGCTTACCAAGTTGCCGGTAATCCACACGAAAAGACACTTGCGGTGTATCCGCTTTCGGAAACGGCTTTGTGTTGCGGTAGTTCTATTAGCATTGATGACCGAAGTTATTATCTGGGTAACGCAGGATTAATGAGCTTTGTGCCAACGAACACGTATGCGAATATTCAGCCTTCTGAGATAGGTCTTAATATCAATGCACAGTTGACAACTATCACGACAGAAAAAGCCAGAATGTGGCACATCCCCGGCAAAAAACAACTATGGATTAAACCGGGAAAAAATCAAGATGTGTTTATTTATCACTATCTACCGAGATATGAAGATGGAAGAGGTGTTTTTACTTCAAGAAGTTTCGTTCATGATCTGCATGATGTCCTGACCGTCGGTAAAGAGATTTACATTGCATATGGCAACAAGATAGGACAGTTGGATTCGGGAATCGATACTGACGACGGAGAACAGATTACGACATCTATTGTTTCAGGTAATCGTCTGGCGCAAAGACTGTTCTTACTGCTATTCTCTTATAATTTCATGTCAAGTAACCGTATTGATGGTTACGGCAGTATTACAATTAGTGATAAACGGGCAAAACCTGTTACGTTTAAAGCGTCCGAAACAAAGTTATACTATGCTAATGCAAAATTGATTAACGCAACCGGCAAGTTGAACAGCAGTGAATATACGAAGGTAAATAAGATTGGCGGCGGAGCTAATCGCCATCTGCAGATAAAAATATTTGTCGCCAAGGGCGCTATCGCTTTGCGGCAGTTTGATTATACCTATGAGGAGGTTTAAATGCCTTACAAAGAAAAATATCCTTTAAATCCAACGCCGCAGGGAGATAGCACGAAAGAAGCTGTATTAAAGAACAGAGAAGAAATTAAGACGATCGGAAATGCAATTTCTATGCAGCCGAAAGGCGGTGGTAGCAGCCTGCGGCAGCGTATTTTGTATGGAAAAAATAACGGCGGGAAATATAGTTTTCTTTCCAGTGTAGGATTGTCTATCATTATCGACGGCAGTAATGTTCCTGTCGTTTTGACGCTGGCAGATGGTTTTGATGAAAATGGGGCAAAAGATTATGTAGAAACAATAAACAAAAAAATCAATGCATGGACGCTGCCCGGCAACACCACAAGTTATCTTTTTGTAGAAAGAAGTCTTTCCGGAGCATTGTCATATGACAGTGTCACAATTAAACCCGTGTTCGCGGATTCATTATCGTCTGGCATCCCCATGGACTCTCATATTTTTAACACGCTTGAACAGAAGATGTACATGTATAACGGTGCGGAATGGAAAGCTGTTGTACGTGTCTTTATTGCGGCTGTTACAACGAATAGTACTGATGTGACGAAGATTGAATACATGAACAATGCTGCGGCGCTAGAGATGACGGCAGTCGAAAAGGAAAAGTTATCCGGCATAGCAGAAGGAGCGGAAGTTAATCAGAATGCTTTTTCCGTAGTGAAAACGGGCGATAAAGAATTTTCAGCTGCTGTAAAACAGGCCGTGCTTGAATTTATAGCAGGAAACAACATTGATATTAGTTTGGATAATACGACCGGGAAGCTAACGATCAAAGTAGATGGTACAGTACCCGCTGCCAAAAAGGCTATAAATGATAATGACGGAAATAATATCAGTGCTACCTACCTTTCAAAAGCAAAGGCCGACAACAAATATTATTCTGGGGGTAAAGAAATTCCATTTTCACATGATAATGAATTTAATTTCCCTAAAGATGTAAATAATGTTTGGTTCGGGTTCAGAGGTAAAAAAGTCAAGGATTCATATTGTTTTGGCAATGGGTCAGAGGGTGGACTCGCAAATATTATTGCAAAAAACTTCTGCGGCAACATTAATTCCGGGCATTTTGATAGTACTAACGAAATGAATGATTGGATTAAAAACCATTATGCAGATAACAACACTGAGGGTTTTGTAACGCATCGGGCGTATGGAATAAACATTAACGGCAGAGAGCAGTGGGGAACTGTTTTGTCGAGCATGTATCCGACGAATGACGGACGAGCACTGCTTGTGCAGATGTTTTTTGCAAACAGTACAGGGATTTTTATTAGATTTATAAACACTCCATCCGACATAGATAACACAAACAATTGGTATAAACTTTCCGGTGTAAATAATGACCAAAAACTACAGATAGGGGAAAATTATCTTTGGTTTGAGTGATGGAGATGAATTATGGGTATATTTAAACGCTTGCATTACCACAAACAGAATGGAGAATTAGGGCAATGTGATATGTATGATAATACTGAGGAATGCCCGCTCCCTCGGGTTTGTGTTACTGTTGGGGAAAAAAATGGATATGTGAAGCTTGGTGAGATAAATGATCCTCAGGCAACTCCTTTGCGATGTTATGTCGCAAAATACGGGCGTGATTATGCTGTATTAAAGTCGTCGGAAATGCGATTCCCACCATTAGTTGGAAATATTGATCAACCTGAACAGCTACACTCATGGACTTGTCCTGCCGGTGTTACGAGAATAGAAGTGGACGGGAACAGGAATATTCCCTATGCCGTTGATGTAGTGCCCGGGCGGGAGTATAAGTTTCAAGTAAGTTATGGAGATGCTTGGAGTATGCGTTATTATACCGGAAAAACATGGGAGGAGAAAATCGGCAAGAAGACATATACAAGATACGAACATGAATATATTGGAGATAATTATAAAAATGCAAGATATTTTATAAGAACTTCAGGCGATTTGATTATCCGATACAACGTCACGACAACAAAGGAAGCTAAATGGATGTTATATTCACAAAATTCAGAAATGGGCTGATTATATGCAATTATTAAGCTTACAAGATATGGTGAAAGATTATGAAAAAATCACAGGAGAATCCATCAGCTTTGACGGGTTCTTTTTGGATGATGATTTTCATGATAAACATGGAACTCATTTCAAATTTTTCCCGAATATAGGATTTCTTTTCTGGCAGCTGATTAAATATGAAGGTGTAATTTATTTCCAGATTCTTGAAACGTATGGCAGATTTCATAAAATGACCGATTATATCCGAGAGGTGATGATGCTTAATGACGTGAAAGATATTGTGACAATGACGACACGCAATCCGAAAGGACATATCAGGCGATGGAAAATGATCCACCATCCGGAACATGATTATGATTACGAAGGGCGTCATTACTATGTTTTGACAGGCACTATTGAAAATTTACGTTAGAAAGGAGATTACATGCTTTTATTTGATTTACAGCTTTTCGGGAAAAAGGGAACAAGGATAACAACTACGGATCCACAGGTTCCCAAAATGTCCGATGAGGAAAAAGGGTTACTCGGCGAGCAGCTGAAATGGGCACAGACCACACAGCCGGTGGCACAGAATTTACTCAACATGGCAAATCAGGCACTAAGCAGCCAGCAAGTGACGCCGAATCCGAACTGGCAGACGCTGTATGACCGGGCGCAGAACCAGACAGCGGCCAATAATCATCTGGTGCAGTCGCTGATCCCGCAGGTCAACGCCAATACGGCAGAAAACGCGGCGGCCAACGCAGGCTATTCCGGGCAGATTGGCAATGCTATTACTTCTATGACGCAGGGCAACAAGGAACTGGGGGCGGAGTATAATGCCGCCATGAAGAACAACAGTACCACAATGCAGGGGCTGCTGAATGGTGTGCTGCCGTCTTCTTATTCAGAAAACCGGCAGAAAGCCTTGCAAAGTGATTTGACTAATACGGTCGGAAATACATTGTCTGGGCTGGCCAGCAGGGGAATTATCAATTCTTCACAGGCGGACAGTGCATTCAATGATATTTCCCGTAATGCATCTAATACTTTAGCGGCGCAATACGGAAATGATATGCAAACGGCCGCGGGGCTTGCCGGACAGGCATATAATAGCCAGCTTGCGGGTATTAATGGCAAGGCCGGACTTTTGGGAGATATGTTCAGGAACCAGCTTTCCGGCTACGGCCAGCAGGCTGATCTTGGGAATACGAATTTTAATAACCAGATGCATGGATTGTCTACTTTATCCCAGTTGGCGAACCAGTCCCAGCAGATGGCTATGGATCCGATTCAGACGGCGGCAACGGCACAGGAAGCGGCTATCAATACGCCGATGAAGTACTTGGCTATGGCCACGGGGCAGAATGCACCAACGCAAGGGTTATTATCTCAATTATCGCAACAGCGATACAGTGTAGCCACCCCGGGACAGACAATTGTCCGGCAGGGGAATGGCGGATTTTTTGGAGGTCTTATGAGCGGATTAGGAAGTTATTTGGCATGCTTTGTAGCCGGAACAGAAATTTCAACGCCGGAAGGCGCAGTTGCTATCGAACAAATGGCGTTTGGTGATCAGGTTATTTCTCTTGGCACAGTGAATGAAGTACAAGAACTTCACGATATGGGCGAAGCGGATGTTTATGAGCTTAATACTCCGTCTTTTGCGGTAGACACAACGCAGACGGAAGTATTCATGACGCCTGATGGAAATAAATCTTTAACTGAACTTTCCGAGGGTGACAGTGTCATGACCGTAAACGGATTTGAGCCGATTACAGCGATTATTGCTACCGGTAGAAAAGAAAAGGTTTATGAATTGGAGTTGACCGGAGATAACATGTTCTATGCAAACGGCATTCTTGCAGAAGGGTTGACGGAAGCTGACAAGACAGCAAATGAACCGGATGGAGACATTATCCCTGCAGAGGCGGTTAACGTTGTTTCTGTAAAGGAACCGACAGAAGAGCCTGCTTCGGAGAAAGAACAACCTGCAGAAACAAAGAATGAAACAGAGAAAAAGCCGGTAGCTAAAAAAACGGCAACAAGAAGAAAGACGGTTACTAAGAAAGCGGGTAAATAATCATGAGTGTTATCTATGTACAAGATAAATCACCATGGGATCAGATTGGAAATCTGGCGGGACTGTGGGCGGCAAACCGTCTGCAGAAGATACAGGATACCCGCAATGCTAAAGATTATGCAACAAAAGTATTCGGGGGCTATCAAGAGGAACAGTCCCCGGGGCTTTTGTCTCAATTGACACAGCCACAGACCCCGCAGATGGGCAGCGGCCTTTTTGCGCAGGACGGTCTTGAAAAAGCAATGCCTCATTTCAAGATTAACACTGCCGGAACACAGCCTTTGCAATCATCTACTCCTGTCATGCAGGACGCATTGGAACAGGCTGCGCCTCATTATCAGCTTGATACGCAGCAGGTACGTCCGCAACCGCAAACACGTCCCAGCGCTCCCGACCGGAATCAAATCAAGCAGTCGCTTAGAAATAAGGCGGGCGAGGCATATGTCAGCTTTATTAAAAGCGGCTACGGTCAGCAGGAAGCAGCGCGTATGGCAAAAGAAATGCTGGAGAATGATACGGCAGAAGAGTGGAATAAACAGCTTAGCGCTTATCAGGACAGTGTGCTTGAACCAGCACGACAGGATATCTTGAATCAGCTTGTGTATACGGACGGCGGAGAGGTCAGCGGTTATGATCCGAAAAAGCTTAAAGCAATGGCTCCACGGATTGCCGCTTACAATTACCGTGCACAGCAGCTGGGACTTCCGCAGATTGATATGAATATGCTGAATAATATCAATCAGTTGGATAAACTGAACATGAAATATCAGACAATGCCAAACGGGGTGCTTGTAGGAATTAATAATGACACGGGTGCCGTTCAGCAGATGGGGAATTACGCTCCGCCCCAAGACCCGCGGCGTTTTTATGTGAATACTGGCGGCGGATTGTTTGATACCCGGAGCGGACAGATTATTCCTGGCACGGCAAGAGAAGTGCAAGGGCCCGGAACAAGCGGATATAATTCACAGATTGTTTCACAGCTAAGCCATCTGCAGCAGATGTATGAAAAACAGCATATGTATGATGATGATTTTGATCCATCAAAATCTCCTTATTATGCACAGCTGCAGCAAGTCTTAGGGCTACAGCAGCCCGGACAACCGGGAGATGTGACAGGCGGGCAGAAACAGCTTGTTAATGATGAGCAGGGGCTTAGTAATAAGATTATGGAAATGCGACAGAAAATGTCCAAAGAAGAGGTACAGCAAGCATTACGAAACGAAGGTCTTGGTTTCTATGCGTCATGGGTGCCGTAAAGAGGTAGAATATGGGTTATTTTGATGAGTTTCAACGTACCGGCGGTAGCACGGGCGGCGAAAGGTATTTTGATGAATTCAAGAATCAGCCGCCGCAGGATTCGTCTTTGCTGGACAGAGCAAAAGGGTTTCTGAACAGCATAGATGAAGCTTATGAAGAAGGGCGTGCGGCACGTAAAGCGCAGTGGGAGAAAACGAAAGCCAATGTGCTGAACACTCTTTCCAATTATGCGTCCAACGCCGGACAGGCCATAGAAAATTACGGCAATGAAATTGCGACGGCCGGGGAACGTGCTTTTGAAGCATACCAAAATGGGGAATCCATCAATATGGAAGACCCGACACAAGGATATGAGGGCGAAAATTATAATCGGGCAAAAATGAATGTCTACAATGAATTGGTGGGCAAGCCTGCCGGATATGCCACCATCACGCCCGGTATTCCTGCTCATGTCCGTATGGTAGGTGCAGCATTGGCAATTCCTACATTGTTTGATTCTACGATGCAGACTTATAATCAGAACATCGGCAATGATGACGGTACGCCTGTTATTAGCACGGCAAAAGAGACACTTTTAGATCCTGTTATTAATCCGGTTAAAGAAGCGGTTACTCATCCGGGGGAATATGTACAGAGCCTTGTGGATAATCCGACCGAATTGTGGGATAAAGTGTTCTTACCGGGCGCGGTCATTCACGGAGCGGCAAAAGGTATCAAAAAAGCAACGCCAAAAAGTATCAGCGAGCCTATCCGCGAGCATGTGACAGAACCGTTTAATGAACATGTTATTGATCCGGTAAAGAGCGGCCTTGCCAATGCGAAAGGGCGCTTTTTTGATTCTTTTAAACGTGGCGGAGAAACAGGTTTTGACGATTTAGCCCGTGACACAGAGATGGGTACGCAGTCACTTAAAGAAACAAACCTGTCGCCCGAATACGGCGAAACAGGAGATATAAAAACAGATGTTTATAACCGTCTCCGTCAGAACGGATTTACTGATTCGGAAGCGGCGGGGATTACCGGCAATATTGCGCAGGAATCCATGTTTGATACAGAAGCACTTTCCCAAGATGGATATAATTCCCATGGGTTGGTGCAGTGGACAGGCGACAGGAAAGCGCATTTAGAGAGATTTGCAAAAGAAAACGGGCTGGATCCTACGGACTGGCGCACACAGGTAGATTTCATTTCCGAAGAGATGAATACTACAGAGCGGGCGGCTTTTGAAGCACTCCGTAAAAATCCAAATATTACTCCGGAAGAGGCGGCTCATATCGTCCGTGAACAGTATGAGCGTCCGGATCCTTCAGTGGCTAATGACGCATACCGCCAGCAGATAGCCAGAGAAGTGTATGATGGCCGCAGTGTCCGCCCTGTGCAGCGTTCTATACAGCAGAACAGCCTCAATGATTTTGCCGAAGATGTGAAGCAGGCAGCACCGGAAGAAGCAAGTCTGAATTTCATGAGGGATCCGGTGAAAGATATTACGCCAGAAGAATTATCCAACCGCATTAAGGATGGGACTATACCCAAGGAAGTATTCCGTACGTATGACGAAGCGGGATATAACGCATTCAAAGATTTACCGGAAAAGCAGAAATTTAAGTATGCAAGTGACCAAACAATAGCCCTTAAGGATGGCATTCATGATCCTATGGGGGATGTGGTTAAGGTCATTTTTGATGATTCCAATCAAAAGGCGATTGATGATGTAACCAATGCTTTTGTATCCGGACACGATGCCCATGCAACGCTAAGTGACCGGCGGGCATTTGCTACCGGATTAATCAAAGATACCATAGAGTCCCCTGACGTTATTCTTAAACAGATGAATGGACGTAAATCATATGTGTCTTACTGGCGAGGCAAGAACAATATGCTTCATCAGGTTATTGTCAGTATGGATAGGACGGATAAAGGAAAAATTATTTCTTCTCATGTTGCGTCTGATACCGTAAAAGATAAACGTAAAGCCCTAAAGAAATTTGTTGCAGATACAAAAAAAGCCGACACCATTTTGTATGTCGACCAAAATATCAGTGATAAATTAAAAGGAGGCCCGACGGGGTATTCCCGGCCGCCCTCCGGTGATAGGGGTTCTACGCTGAATACCCAGCTCCACCCATCCGGCAACTCTATTGTAGCAGATGAAACAGGAAAAGTAAAATTGCCGGGTGATGAACGTTCATTTATAGCAAAACCTGTTGAGGAAGCAGCAGGTAGTGACTTGACCACATGGCAAGGAGAGACGATTTCACGTAAACAAATTCTTGACGATGTAAATAGTATTTTCGGTGCCACTATTAAGAAAGGACGTGTTGGAAAGAGGGGTACCAACGGTTGGTATAACCCTAAAACAGACGTTATCCGAACGAGAACATTCGGAGATCCTCGGACGGTTATGCATGAACTTGGACACTATGTGGATGCAAGGTTTAAATTCAGCAATCGCCCCGGTTTTGATACGGAATTTTCCAATGTTATTCGTAAACGTTTCGGAAACGCTTACGACAAAGGTGGGATAGAAACTATCCGCAAAGAAGGAATTGCTGAATTTTTCCATGATTACGTCACCAGCCGCAAGAAAGCGGCTTCTGAATTTCCTACATTCTATAAGGAATTTAAAAAGATTTTGGAAGGAGATAAAGAACTGCATGCGGCAGTAGACAAACTGTCTTATGTCGGTCATCAGTGGTATGCGCAGCCGGTCTGGGAACGGATGAAAGGGTCTGTTTCTTTCCGCGGGAAAGAAAATCTTCTGCAGAAAACGGTAAAATTCTTCAAGGATTCTAAGGAAGTCGCGCGGAAAGTTTATCATGAACCGTATACTACACTGGTGGATGAGCTTCATCCGTTAGAAGAACTTATCAGTGAAGTGGAAAAACGCGCAGGAAGAAAGTTAAGAGTAGAAGAAAATGCATTTAAACAGGCGTGGCTGACTCGCGGTTGGGCGGGTAAAGCAGAAGCGCTTCTGCAGAATGGCTCGCCTAAGCATAAAATCCCCGCCTTTAAAGATATTATTAGAAAAATTCCAGACAAACAGTTGAGAGATTTCTCTACTTATCTGACGGCGCTGCGCGAACTGGATATGAACCGCTGGAATAAATTCTTACCACGGGATGAAACACCGCTGATTACAAGATTTACCGAATCAGAATGTTTTGATGTCATCAAACACTATGAAAAGAATCCTGTTTTCGAGAAAGCTGCTACAGAAATTCATAAATACAATGATTTTTTGCTTGCGAATGCTGTAGATGCCGGTATGTTGTCTGTGAAGTCCGCAATGGCTATGAAAAATAAATATCCGCATTACGTACCGTTTTTCCGTGAGTTTTATGAAGCCGCAGAAGCACAAAGAAGCGGAACAGGAAAAGGGTTTGCTAATGTAGGGGCTGTCACAAAGAAAATGCGTGGCAGCACTTTGGATATAGTAGATCCGCTGGAGGGGATAATCCGGAATACTTTTACAATAATGAATGCCATTGAACGGAATAAGGTCGGGCAGTCTATTGTGAAACTGGCAAATGTTGACGGAATGGGAGCGCTGATTGAAAAAGTATCCGGCGCGGCCAAAGTAACGGATCATAGTTTTAGCGTTTTTGAAAACGGAAAGAAAGTTGTCTATAACACAACGCCGGAACTCTACCAGGCATTTAAAATGCTGAATCCCGAAGGCGCGAACATGTTCACGAAAATTCTTTCTTATCCGGCAAAATGGCTCCGTGCCGGGGCGACATTGGGACCTGAGTTCATTCTCCGCAATCCAGTCCGTGATATGATTTCCGCTACAATTTACTCTAAGCATGGATTTATACCGGTAGTGGATACGCTTAAAGGATTAGGACTGTATTTGCAGAAAGGTGAAACTTACTGGGAATACATGCGGTCAGGTGCGGCGCAGGCAAACCTTGTTTCTCTTGATAGGAATTACCTTTCCGGACAGATGAGAGACTTGTTGCAGCGGCCAAGCGTAAAAAAGATGGTAACAACAAATCCTATTGAAATACTGCGCGGACTGTCCGAGGCAACGGAAATGGCTACACGTTTAGCAGAGTTTCACAATGTACGGAAAGGGTATACGGGAATCGGGAATCGGCTTTTCAGCAAAAAGCGAAATCCGGGCAGTATTCAGGAAGCGGCGCTTGAAAGCCGAGATGTGACGCTGGACTTTTCACGAATAGGTTCTCATACAAAATCACTGAATAAGACGATTGCCTTTTTCAATGCGGCCATTCAGGGGACGGATAAGATGTTCCGTGAATGGAAAGCTAACCCACGGGATATGACGGTAAAAACGGCTATGTGGATTACCTTGCCGTCAGTCCTGCTTTGGGAGCTCAATAAGGACGATCCGCGGTATCAAGAGTTACCACAATGGCAGAAAGATATTTTCTGGATTATTCCCGCGAAAGATACACTGATTAAAATCCCTAAACCTTTTGAGCTGGGGATTCTTTTTGGAACCGTTCCTGAACGTATGCTGCAATGGGATTATGACAGAAAAAGAAAACAAAAGGGGGCAGGTTTTAAAGGACTTGCCGGCTCTGTACTTGATTCTATGGCTCCGTCTTTCCTGCCGACTGCATTAGTACCGGCCATCGAAGCGGTAACCAATCATTCAATTTTCATGGGGCGTGATATCGTACCGCAAAGCCAACAGGATACGATTCCTGAATTGCAGTATGGTCCTTACACGTCAGCGGTAGGCCGCAAAATAGGTGAAACGTTCGGTGTTTCTCCCCGCAAGGTAGATAATACTATCCGAGGATACGGCGGCAGCCTTGCCGGGTTGGGGTTGACGCTTACAGACGGAATGGTCGGACTGGATGAAACACGTCCGGCAAAGAGGTGGACGGAACAGCCGGGGATTCGTGGATTTACTGCCACACCTTATTCTAGTAGTGAAAGCGTGCAGGAAGTTTATGATGCATATGATAGGCAGTTGAAACTGTTCAATGCAGGGCGGGAACTGCATAAGCAGATGGACGGATTCGATCCGCGAGAGCTTGAACAAATGAAGAATGCAGTGAAAGCTTTTCAGAATATTAACCGTGCAAAAAAGGCAGTCATGAAAAGTAATTTATCCAGTGAAGCTAAACGAAAGAGGCTGGATGAAATACAAATGTCGCAAGTCCGAATTGCAAGAAAGGCATTAGGAAAGGAGAGTATTAAATAATTGGAACAGGAACTTTTTCATGCACTGCTTCCGATCGCAAGCAACATTGTATATGTGGCACTTTCAATGGCTGTAGGCTTTCTTTGGAATAAAGCTAAAGGCCTGCAAGAAAATAGGGAAAAGACAGAGGACGGCGTCAGAGCGCTTCTCAAGGATAGGCTTATCAGTATTCATGCCTGTGCCGTAAAGCGAAATGCCATCACATATACAGAATTGGAACGAGCGTCTACTATGTATGAGGCTTATCACGGTTTAGGCGGCAACGGTACAGGGACAGCGATTATGGAAGAACTTAGACGCCTTCATATTCAAAAGGACAATTAATCATGATGGATAAAATTAAAAGACTATGGACGCAATATGTTCCGCGTATTTCAAGACGTGCGAACACATCTTTAAAAGTGGTTTATCTTTACGGAGCCGGACTTCTGATTCTGTTTTTTATGGTAATCGCATCATGGCTTCATGATTTTTACCGAACAGGCACAGCTAATACGGCACAATTAATTACATTTTTCAAAGAGTATGCAGCTCCGGCGGTTGTCGGAGCTGTTACTTTTATATCAGTTTTTTCAGTTAATAAAAACCGGAACGGTGATTCTGACGCGGCAGAGAAAGGAGCTAAAGAAAGATGACGTTAAAAGAAATTGAAGTATTCCTGCAGAATGCTGTTGGGGGTATTGATCGAATTTACGAACACTGGACGGGCTGTGACGGGGAAGTAGTTAATTTGTCAGATTATACCGTAGTAATCGACCGGACTGGCGGATATCACGTCATGCACGAAGATTTTACTGAAAGACTGGCACACACGTGGCACAGAAACAGCCGGTCAATCGGTATAGCTATGGCGTGTTGTAAAGACGCGATATGCTATTACGATCATCCTGACGGCATAGATTTAGGAAGTGAACCGCCGACGGCAGCGCAGATCGAAGCGATGGCGATGCTGACTGCAAAAGCAGAGGAAATACTCGGATTGACTGCAGACGATGTATATACTCATGCAGAAATTGCGGAAATTGACGGATACGGTGTCAGTAGCGGAGAGCCTGATATGCGTTGGGATCTGCTGTACTTACCGGATTACAGCAATGGCGGCATGTTAGTGCCGGGTGGAGATTTAATCAGAGGAAAAGCAGAGTTTTACAAGAATCAGGAGGGCTAAATGTGTGGGAAGATTTTAAAACGAGTAATCACCGCTTGTTTGTTGTTGGGATTGTCATTTTGCTACTGCTTACAGGTATCTGCGGATGGTGGTACTATGAATCAAGCCGAGCCAAGACAGACTATCACGATGTCAACCGGTCAGTGGAATTTATTGAAAACAGAATTCAACGGACTGAAAAACGACTTAGCGATGGAACGGCAGAAATTGACAATGCTCAAGCTGGACTCAAGCGAGCAGATGCAACAGTTAGAGATGTTACAAATACAGCTCGACGAGACGCAGCAATCATTAATGAATGCGAAGATATCAATGATAGAAGCACAGCACGAATTGAACGGATTGAAAGTATTATTAGAAAGGTTGAAGCACAAAATAAAGAAGTTGGAACACAAACAAGCAATCATACGTAGGCAACGAGATATATATGCGGGGCTGTTTGTTATTACCGCGGGAGCGGTTTTCTCCCGGAGGTGATCTGGTATCTATGAAATGGGGCGGGGAGAAATCCCTGCTTTTTTTCTTTGGGCGACAAAAATACGGCAAAAATTCAAACCAAAATATCGTATTTTGACAATTATTATTTTTATGGTGATTTCTTGGCCACGCGATAAAATCGAAAAAATCTTGATGTAGCAACACCGTTTACGTGCAAATAAAGCTTATGCTATAA